CAAGGCAATGGATTGAGAATACCGAAAATCGCATTTATGGCGTTCTGAATATCAGCAATTTCTATAACCAATTCGTACAGGAATGCGAGGATATCGCTTCCTACGGAACTTCTCCGGCGATTATTTATGAAGATGAAGAAAATGTTATCCGTGTGCATGTTCCTTGCGTTGGCGAGTATTACCTTGATGTGGATGCGTCAAATCGGGTTATCGGTCTGTATCGCCTGATCTTGATGACCGTCGAGCAGCAAGTGGATTTCTTTGGAATTGATAACGTCACCGAAGAAACTGCTTTGTTGTGGAAAGGTAAGGGCGCGGGATTACAGACCGAAAGCATTATCGCCCATGCTGTTGAACCGAATTATGCCGTCGGTGCCAATAAAGACTGGAAATTGCCCGGTGGATTCCCGTGGCGCGAGGTTTATTGGGCTTATGGAAATGCCAGCAAGCAGCCTCTGTCCATTCGTGGGTTCTGGGACAAGCCATTTTCGGCATCGCGCTGGTCAACTCAGGGAAATGACGCTTATGGACGATCACAAGGCATGGATGTTCTGCCGGATGTGAAGCAATTGCAAGTGATGACGCGGCGCATGGCCGAAGCCATAGAGAAAATGGTTCGTCCACCTCTAATTGCCGATGAAAAGCTAAAAAATCAGCCTGCCAGCGGTTTGCCGGGGCATGTGACGTTCATGCCGGGGCTGGATGCTCACAACGGCATGCGGTCGATTTACAACGTGAACCCTGACGTTGCTGCCTTGGCGCAGAATATCGAGAAGATTTCCCAACGCATTGAAAAAGGGTTCTTCAAAGACATTTTCATGGCGATTTCTACCCTTCAAGGCGATCAACGTACCGCAACGGAGATACAAGCGCGTCGCGCGGAAGCGATGCAAGTACTCGGCCCTGTCGTTGAGAACATCATCAGTGAGAACTTACGGCCTAAGTTGAAAAGGATTTTCAGCATCATGCAAAGGAAGAAGCTAATCGATCCTATGCCAAAATCGCTACAAGGTCTTCCGCTCGGTTTCGATTTCATCAGCAGTTTGGCTTTAGCACAAAAGGCTAGCTCAATCGGAGCCTTGGATTCCATGTCGGCAATTTTTGGCAATCTTATCTCCGTCTTTCCTGCCGCAGGCGACAAGTTCAATTATGATGCTTATGTCGATGAGCGTGCAGCAATGTCTGGCGTTCCCGCGACGATTATTTATGACGCCGACCATGTAGCTAAGGTACGCGCTGCACGAGCCAAACAACAGCAAGACCAACAGCAGCAGCAGGCTTTGGCTCAAGGCGCACAGACCGCCCAGACTGGCGCACAAGCGGCACAGGTACTTTCCAACACAAGTGTAACTAATGGAAAATCTGCGCTCGACCAGATGTTAAACGGGTGATACATTGGTGTCATGAAATCAGGTATCTACCAAATCGCTAACATTAAATCTGGTCGTAGATATATTGGCAGTGCTTGTCACGATCAGCAAAAGAGGCAGCATGAAAGTCGCGGTTGACCCAAAAGCCGAGCGCACGCAAGTCATCGTCGCAATCGAACTGCTCGAAGCCATCAATCAGGCGACCGGCGGTTGCGAGCAACTTTGCTTCCACCGCCGCGATCCAAGGTTCTTGCTAATGCGCGATGGTCTGGCTGCAGTTAAGGCGTTGTGTATTGCGACATTCCCGAAAAGCATTCACAAGGGCGAGCGCGAGAAGAAAGTGATACTTGTATGATGCAAAGTTCAGAATCTTTTGAACGAGTTTGGGAAAGCCTAGCCCGCGCCGCGTCATGTTCTCGCGAGTTGGGCGTAATGACTAATCTTCCCGCATGGAAAGAGGTCGCCAAGCAGTTTCTTCTCATGCGGCAAAAAGCCAAGGTGATGTACAAGTCCCCTGCCCTGAATGAATTTCAGGTTCAGTCCTTGGTGACGGAGATGGAGATGGCGCAGAAAGCAGCATCGATGATGAGGGGATAATGTCTAGAAATGATGCTATAGATGTGGCGGTCAAAAACATTCTTGGTATGTGGCCGGCCAGCATATTTGATGTGTATGCCCAAGTAAGTATTGGCTTCAATCGCGATTTTTCTTTTGTGTGGTGGGTTCAACGTAATTTCAGGGAAATTATGGGTAATAATCATGGCTGACGCAATCGACAATGAAATCGCCTATGACGAACAAGCCATCCCGTTCGATGCCAATGATCCGGAGGCTATCGAAACGGCGGAGAAGCACGCGAAACGCCTCAAAGAGAAAAAGCTTCGCGTGGTTGAAGCCATCATGTCGGAAGAGAATGGACGAGCATGGATGTTTGACCTGCTTGGAACAAACTGCCATGTTTTTTCTGACAATCCTATGCGGGATACGGCAGAGCGTAACGGACGTTTTGAAGGCGAACGTGCGGTTGGCTTGCGCGTGCTTGACGAGGTTATGACTGCCGCGCCGGAAATGTTCTGGTTGATGCGTTGTGAGGCTGTCGAGCGGGAGCGCAAATGAGTTTAACGCCGAGAGAGGTTGAGATTTTGGGATTCGTCGCGGATGGAAATACACATCCCATTATTGCGCAGTTGCTAAATGTTTCTTATGACACCGTAAATTTCCACCTTGATAACGTTCGCATCAAACTAGAAGCAAAAAATACCGTCAATGCTGTCGCAATAGCGATCAGAGCAAATATAATTTCGTAACCCGCCTTTAGCGGTAGTTATATCTCATAAAAAATCAAGTTATAGTATCCGTCAAATAGCCGCTCTGTGAAGAGCCGCATCCCTTGACGGAAAGACCTTATGGCTGACGAAGCACCAGTTGTAGCACCGGAAGTTACCGCTCCTGTAGCGCCCGTCGTTGAAGTAGCTCCCGTCGAAGTTACTACCCCAGTTGTAGAAACCGCGCCAAATCCTGAAGTTGCTCCTGTTGCGCCCGTCGAGCCTGCGGTTGAAGCTGCGAAACCCCTCCTCAATCCAGAGCCAGAAACCAAGCCTGCTGACGCTGTTGCCGAAGCCCCAAAGGTTGACGCCGAGCCAGCGCCGTTGCCGGTTTACGAGTTCAAGCTGCCTGAAGGCGCACAAGTCGATAATCCCGTTTTCAAATCATTCCAATCGAAACTTGGCGAGTTCCAGAATCTTTCCAAGACCGAACAAGCTGCTGTGCAGAAGTTTGGTCAGGAAATGATCGACATGCACCTTGAGGATGTTAAGGCGGTTGTCGAGAGCCAGAATAAGGCTTCTTGGGACTGGTTTAACAACCGCAACAAGGAATGGCTCGAGAACGCTAAAAAAGACCCTTCGATTGGTGGAGATAATTGGGAAGGAACCGTTAGTGCGGCCTCCCAAGCTATTAGCCTTTACGGCGGCACCAAAGCGCAGCAACTCGAAACAGCCAAGCTTTTGCAGGAAACGGGCGTTGAAAATCACCCTGCTCTGCTCCGTTTCTTATCCAATATCACCAAGACAGCAGCAAAAGAAGGTTCGCCGGTTTTATCTCAATCCGTGCCCGTACAGAAGCAGGGCATTGCCCAATCTATGTACGGAAACAGCCCTAAATCGTAATAACCTTAAAGGAAGGTAGACAATGCCATTATTCAACAATCAGGTTCCTAATCTCATGGATTGGGCGGCTATGAGTTCCCCTGACGGCACCATTGGCTATATCGTCAACTTGATGGCTCAGTGCAACGACGTTGTTGCTGATGCGATTGCCAAGCCCGGCAATTTGCCAATGGGTCACGAAACCTCGGTTGTTGTCGGATTGCCGCAACCTTCTTGGAAGGCCAATAACCAAGGTATCGCGGCGACCAAGCCCATCTTTGGCAAACAGAAGTTTTCGATTGGCATTCTGCGTGATTACGGGATGGTCGATAAAGACGAAGCCGAACTCAACGGCGAAGTCGCCCAGTTCCGTTTGCAGCAAGCCAAGCCGCACATGCAAGGCATGGCGCAGAAGTTTGCCAATTCGGTATTCTATGCCAATGAAAACACGGTGCCTCAATCCACAACTGGTTTGACGCTGTATTACAACGCCCTCTCTACCACGGTTGCTGCAACGGCTAAGAACGTTATCAGTGCCGGTGGCGCAGGTAGTTCAAATGCATCGTTGTGGCTCAATGGCTGGAGCGATGAAGGCGGCACCGCCGTCCTGTTTCCGAAAGGTTCTGCGGCTGGTCTTCAACATGAAGATAAGGGCGACATCGTTCCTCTGTATGATGTTAACGGTCTTCGTTACGAAGGTTATACGGATGTGTTCACTTGGAAGCTTGGTGTTTGCGTCGATAACTGGCAGTTCAACGCCCGTATCTGCAATATCGATACGACGACCACGGCTGGCGGTTTACTTTCGACCACGCCTCCTGATTTGTTCGCTCTGATGAGCGCGGCTATCAATTTGCTGCCTCATACCACGCCACGCGCTTCCGGCATCACGAAGACTGACGACCCCAATGGAAACATTGGCCATAAATTCACATGGACATCGGATCGTACCGTCAAAACGGCGATGGAAATTCAGGCAATCCGCAACAAGAACGTTTTGATGTCGCCAACCGAATATGACGGCGCACCCGTTCTCAACTGGCGTGGCATTCCTATCCGCTTGAACGATCAACTGACCGACGCAGAAGCGACAGTCTCTTAAAACTTAAGGAGCAAGACAAATGGCATATACCGAAAATTCTTCTGGCGCAAACCTATCCGTTGCTCAAGCAGTCTCTGCCTCTGGCGCTTCTACGAACGTCTTTGACGTAACCGGAGCCGGTGCAGGGAACGCTCCCAATATGATCGGCAACGCTGGTTTGGCTACCAACCTTGGTACTGATCTCGGCCTTGGTCAAAACATTGCTCATCCCGGTGTTTTGTTCACGATTTCGACGGCTGGCACGGGTACTGGTACTTTTGCTTTCGGAATTGAAGCGGCTCCTGACAACGGCTCGTATTCTCCCGGCACCTACACGCGCCTGACCACAAGCGGAGCCAAGGCTGGTTTGGCGACTTTGACTTTGGGATATACGCTTTATCTTCCTCTGCCGCCTATCCCGCCTGAGTTTGCCGGTCTGCCGCGCTTCTATCGCGCATACTTTGATCTAACTAATACGGCAACTATGTCGGTTAACGCTGAGTTCTTGATGAACCCGCCAAGCATCAAGTCGGTGCTGGATTCCGTGAAGAACTTCAATTCTGCCTACTAAGGAATAGACAATGGCATCGCTTTATACGTTTCCTCCCCAGAAGGTTTCCAAACTTAGCATCCCCGATGATGAGCCGATTTACCGTGTTGTTGGTAATGGCTTTTTCGATGGTGAAACGTTGCATGAGGAGTATGACGCACAAGGACGACCAACGCTGATCGCGTACCCTGATGAGCCTAATTACAATCTTTTGCCTATGAACGAACTCGCTTTGATGGCGGTCGAAGATTGGATGAAGAAGCTTGCCCGTGGCGTTGAGGAAGCTAAAGAAAACAAAGAATACGGCATGCGCATGGGCGTACAGACCCATGAAATCAACATGAGGTCTTATCTGGCGCAGATTGCCGATAGCGGTCGGTTCAATGCCGAGCGTGTTCAGGCTCCGGTCATGTCCAACAAGGTTGTCAAGTCGAAGGCTCGCGTTATTGAGCAGGAACAAATCAGCACACCTGAAATCAAGAGCGTCCGCAGTAAGAAACAAGATCAGACGAGCATGATAAATGGCTGAGAAGAAGCCCATAGATTATCTAGTCGGCAAGCATTTTTCGAGTGCGGGCGCTAGGCAATCTATGGTTTCCGGAAAGTTCGATATGTCTAATGCAATGACAGTTTTGGCAGACAGGAATAAGGTTGCTGATTTCTTTTTTGTATTTGTAGGGGTATGTCATGTCTGATCCCAAAAAGAAGAAGAAATGGATTCAATCAGCAATCGGTAAAGAAGGCAAGGGAAAGTTACACTCTCACCTTGGAATCCCGCAAGGAGAGAAGATACCAGAAGAAAAATTAAACGAGGCAATGCACTCTAAAAACGGAACAATCAGGAAAGAGGCACAGTTAGCCAAAACTCTGAAACACTTTCACCCTGCCGCGAAGAAGAAAAGCGGAGCCGCACTGTTGTACGGAGCAAAGGAATAGATCATGGGAAAAATGGCAGACAAAATGTTTGGCAATTCGCCAAAAATGGAACGTGATGCCGAAGACGGCAAGGTCAAAGTGAAGAAGGCCGACAAAGCCGAGGACAAAGAAGCCGTAACTGAAGGCGGCGCTGAAAGCGAAGGCGCAAATATGGAAGCCCGTCATTCGATGGACAGAGCTGAAATGCACATGAAGCATCAACGCGAACACATGATGCATAAAGGCGGCGACAAGAAAGAAATGCATTCGAGGCACGCGGACGAACACGCGGCTATGCATAAGCGCCACGAAAAAGAGATGGGTAAAGGCGAAAAGAAGAAATAATTCGTTTCAGGAGTTTAGAGCATGACATCAATCGTACCCACCAATTTTGCATCTCCGTTGAGCGGAAACGAGACTCTACGCGCTTTTGGCGTCAGTTCTAATGGTCAGCCCAGTGGGCAGGACTTCTATCTGACGACTGGTCAGATTGCTGCTTTAGCTGAAACAGGTGTCAGCCCTACATTCAATAACCTTACCATTACTGGCCTTTTTACTGAAAGTGCAAGCGTTGCTCTAACTGGTGGTTCTGCAGGTCAAAGCACTGCTTTAGCACTTGCGACTGAAATTAATCAATTTAGTACCGTTGCTTCTGGGACTGGCGCTGCTTTGCCTGTTGCGGTTAAGGGTTTAACTATTCTTATAGCTAACAATGGAGCAAATCCATTGCAGGTTTATGGTTGTTATAACGGCGGAACTAACGGTGATACAATTGATGGTATCGCTACTGGTACAGGCGTTACGCAGATGCAAGGTTCAACCACTCTTTACGTTTGCACCCAGTCTTATATTGCTGGCACACAAAACGGCACATGGACTTCTAATGGTATTGGTGAAGGGTACTCTGGGTCTCTTATAACACAAAATTACCAAACTGGTGTTTCGGCTGCTGGTACTTCACAGGCAACTGCTACTCAATTGGTCAACCAACTTGCAGTAGTTTCTACGGTTACTACTGGAACCGGCGTAAATTTACCAGGAACAGTTGTTAGCACAACTACCCAATCGGCTGGCCTTGAAGTTACGGTCATCAACCTTGGTGCTAATGCCTTGTTGGTTTACCCACCACAAAACGCAACCAGTGACACAATTAATGGTCAAGCATCTACTGTAGGGACAACGATTCTTCCTGGATGTGTGGCCGTGTTTAATTCTGCTGCAAACGGTGTTTGGGCGGTACAGGCTGCTTCAAATGCAACTGCCGCTTATAACACTGTTGCATCAGCTACGAGTGTTACGCTTACCGCTGCTCAGATTACTGGCGGCGTTGCAAGTGTTGATCTTGATATTACTGGTTCTACTGCTATTACCACGTTTAACACTCCTACGGCTGCTGCAATTGTTGGTGCATTGCATTGCCCGACTGTTGGCACAAGCTATCGCTTGCGTATTGTCAACCAGACTGCCTCAACAACTTCTGTTCTGACTGCTGGAAGTGGTGTAACTGTTAATGGTACAACGAAAACCATTCCTTCAACTGGCTGGCGTGAGTTTCAGGTATTGGTGACTGCAATTGGAACACCCGCAGTTACATTCCAAAGCTTGGCAACTGGCACATGGTCATAAAATGCGTTCTTTTCCATCAATGACA